TCCCAAGCGTCGCGGTTTTCGATGTGCGTTGTATGTGTCATATCAAATCTCCCTTGTTACCCTCTGAATATAATGTGCTATCACTTTAATATCAACCCCTGTCGAGTAAAAAAAGACCCCGCCCAAGGGCGAGGCCGATATTTGTCAGAGAAGCTTAAAAGCTCTGGCTCGACCGGCCACCTTCTCAGCCGCGCCACGCTCGACTAGGCCGGTCATCAGCCGGTGTATTTGGCTGAAGCTCTTGCCGGTCTTCTGCGACAGCTCATTGATGGTCGGCGTGTAGCCATACCGGCGGGTCATGCGGTCAATCAAAATCCGCAGCTCCGCCTGCTTCTTTGTCAGCGGCACATCAATCATCACGCGCCTCCTTAATGGTTAACGTGCCTTGGCGCGCAATCCGTGCAGGCTTGGCCGGCGTCGTCTTGGCCGGCTGTGCCTTGAAGTTACGCATTGGCCACTTAACGTAATAGGCGCGGTTGCCGACAATGCCGGTGGCTTGTTCGTGACTTCCCAGACGCTCTTTTAGCATAGCCTCAGCCTCATCAATGTCGGCCTCAGCGGCCTTCTTGGCGTCTTTGGCGTTAATCAATTGCGCCAGCCATTCTTCATCTTCACCAGCCAGAACCATTGTGCCAGCGCCGTCATCGACACGCGGGTAGGCGGTATTGCCGTCAGCGCTGGACTGGATAGGATACCAGTCAACGTCAAACTTGCGTCGCTCAAACTCCTCGATCTCATCCGTTATGCGCGACTGTGTGGCAGCGTTGGCCTGATATAGGAAGATGCGTAGCTCCACACCGCCGTATAACACGCACACGGCGCCCCACGTTAATTTAGTGGCCATCAATTGCCCCTGCAACTGAAGCGGCCCCCTGTGAGGCGCTGGCCGGTCTTCTGGCTTACTGCTGGTCAGTTTGCTCTCCAAGACGCCCACGCCGTCAACCCAGACAGGGCCGTCAACGCAATAGATGCCCTTGGCTGGGTCGGTCGTGACTTCATGCCCAAGCCCGCCGTCAGCGGTGCCGTCAAGCGACACGGCAAACGGTAGCGTGTCGTGGAAGATGGCGTCGTGTTCAAGCTTCAGGTCAGTCAGGTTGAGCCGTTCAGCGGCGGTGGTAAGGATGACGCCCTCCAAGGCGTCACCCCAGTCACAGGCTTCGTTGCCGCTGAATGGATTGGGGTTTGGCTTGCCTTCGATTGAGGCTAGTGCCTCAGCCAGCAAGTCGTTTGGCGTGCCGTATGGCGACGCGTTCATCAGCAACGGTATGCGTGATGCGGTGACGATGTCGTCGGGTGTTTTTTTACCGACCATTGGTTGATCTCCTCACTTCATTTTCTGTCATTACGCGATATCCACAAGTGTGTTTTTCGACGTGGTAATGCTTGTTGATTTGGCCGATTTGTTGTCGAATGTGATATTCTCCACCGTGAAATCGGCGACTTAAAAAGTTAAGCGGCCAAACTTTCTTGCCCTTAATGAATTTGAACAGGTTGCCCTGAGCCTCTGTGAGGGCTATCACGCCGTCATGCCTCTTTGCGGCTCCGTCAGGTTTAATCATGCCGCGCTTTTTTATGCACTCAAAGGCGTGGTTTTGCGCCTCTTTGACCGTCTTGAAAGACGCGCCCCGACCACGCTTGTTTGCCAGAGGGTGTGTCCACCTGTTGGTCTTCGCGTTTTTCCAGATGGTAAACGGCACGTCGTCTTCCACGCCTTCGATGACGTAAAGATTATACGATGCTGGTTTGATTATTAATGGCATTATTTTGCTCCCTTTGCTTTCATGCGTTGAACTTTTGATCTCCAGATGCCAATGCGGCGGTTTGCAATCCTCATGTCTTGCTTGTAATTGCTCGAAACTAATTCGAGGACGCCTTTTTGTGTCTCCAGATGTTCAGACAGCTTGTTCTTAGCCCACCGCCAAGTGTCAGCCTGCATTTTTATTGCGTTTACGCGGTCAGCCATCTTCCGGCTATGCGCCTCAGACTGATCCACCGCGTCACGCAAGGCAGTCAGCGTCTGGATAAGGTCAGCGCACAAACGCTCACCGTTCATAATTTTTTCATCCATATCTTTGATGATTTTAAGGTGTTTAGAAAAGTCCATTAGTTAGTCTCCCATTTGTTAGATTTTGATATATTTTCTTTTGCTGGAATAATTTGCATATTCCACGGCACATGAAGGCCACAAATATTTTCCCCTTGTAAGGGTATAATGTGATCAACGTGATGTTCTATGCCTGTAATTTTTGTCATGTAGCTCCTTTCCTTATAAATATCGTGAAAGTCCTTTGACTGAACGCAGCTTAAAGTAGCATTGCGTTTTCTTGCTTGGTAAAATCTACACCTACTCGTCATTTCGTGCGGGTTTTTCCGGTACTTTGCCCTGCTTCTGGCCTTTTCCTTTTCGTGGTTTTTGTAATACGATTTCCTGCAAATTTCTCTGCGCCATACAAGGCGTTCCTTATTGTACTCGGTCGCTCGTTTAATTATTTTTTGCGCGTGCTTTAAATAATACGCCCTAGCTTCAATCTTAGCGCATGTTTTACACCGTTTAGTGCTTATCAATCTCTCCGCTAAATGCCCTTTTGGGCAAGGCGTACCGGTGTAATAGTTTTTCAACCCCTGCTCAATCGCCTCTTGGCGCGTAATAATTTCCATCATCCCGCACCCCCAAAGCGAGCCATCAGCGCCCACACGTTATATTCAGTAGTCACCGCGTTTGTGCAAAACGCCAGACCAAATGCCATCACAAACAGCATACAAATTGTGTCTTTAATCATTACCCTCTCCCATATTTTGATGGTCTATCCAGACGCGCGTCAGGCGTCTTAGGTGCCAACGCCGTCCAGCCGTTAATGTGTAGGCGATACGCGCTACACACGATCTCACCGCCAACCCAACTCTCGCCACGCGATATGTGCGTGATGAGGCTCTTGTGGCCGGTGCGTTTACAAGCCAACGCGATTGCATCGTACCTGTCGAAGATCGGGCCAGTCACAACTGGTGCAGTGAACGGACGGCTCACGACGTACCAGAGTTTGACGCGATCTGATCTGATCTGTTTCATGCTGATCTCCCTTTTTATTTAAGCATGTCGCCAAACAGGCGGTCTACATGCGGGCAACGAGGTGTCGGCTTATTTACATGCCCCCACCACTCAAGGTCGGCGGGCGTCGCGTCACGCATGAACGTCTTGCCGGTTTCGTTATCCACATAAATTAGCTCCTTGTGGCCATCCTGAAACTCGATGATTTCCTGACGATGAAAAACCATATAAATCTCCCTTGGTTGGGGCGGGGCCGTTAGGCCGCCGCCTTTTCTGCTTCAACAATGTCAAAGATTTCGTCAACGCCTTCTTCAGTCAAATACACAACGTGCATGCTGACATCCTTATGCCAAGGCTCACCCTCGCGGTCATCGACCCAAATGGCACCCTTGCTTGAAAGGCTGGCAATCAACCCGCCAGCTTGGTTCATGTTCCAGCCAAGAGCTTCGGCAATTGTCACAGGTGTTGCGTCGCTGTGGTTGTCGCCGTGCTGGCTTTCGCGGTCGTCATAGTTCATGCACATTTTCAAAGCGGCAATTTCATTTTCAGTAAATTTAGTCATTTGGTAATCTCCCTTGATTTCCCTGTTTTGTCCCTCTTACCCTTAGAATATAATCATGATATCAACATATATCAATAGCAATATTGCATTATTATTAGATTAATTGCAGAAAAATAGCACTATGCCTTTAATCGCCCAAATTTGCCCGCTGACGGCATGTAGGTGTTTTGGGGCATAAGCGTACCAAAAAGAAGCCAGAAGCGTTTTTTGCTTCCAGCAACGATCACAGAAGGGTCATAAAATGAGTGAAGTTAAACCAGTTTTGTTGAGGCTCAGAGCCTCGACTATCGAAATGCTAAAGGCCGAGCTGGAGTTATCGGCTCACAGGTCGCAGTCGTCGCTTGCCGATGAGCTGTTGGTCAGGCAGCTTGAGGCAAATGCGCGGCAACGCAACATGCAGTTTGAGATGGATCGTCAGGCGGGGCGGGTCTGATGCGTGCCGGAGGTGGACGCGCCAAGGGTGCAGCGTTTGAGCGTGAGACCTGCAAGCTCATTGAGCTGGCGACAGGCAGAAAATTACGCAGGCGGTTATCACAATATCAGGAAAAAAACCTGAGCGATCTGGAGCCAGCGGATAACAAGCCGTTTCCGTTTTTGATTGAGTGCAAGCGATATGCGAAAGTTTCGCCTAGCAACGATTGGTGGGATCAGATTGTCACGGCGGCAAAGTCTGCGGCCAATACTAATGACGCCCTGCCGTGCTTGATATATAAGCTAGACCGTCAACAGACACAGGTGCGGATACCCATTCAGGC